GTGCAGTGCAAGTGTCCAGAATGCGGCCATCAATTCAGCTTGAACAAAAAAGGCATTTAAAATGAAGCGTATAGTATTTAAAAAATTTGCGGGCTTCGTGGTTAAAGGAAAATCTTCGGTTATAAAACCAGTAACAGGAAGGCATGTTGACAATGCTGTTTGGCTAACTGCGATGGTTGAAAGCGATGGGAAATTTGGAACTGCGATGAACTATGACGGCACAGGAATGACGGCATCAATTGGCCAAGCCGTTGCCGTATATCCAAAGGCGCTGGTTGACAATGTTCCGTTGAATTCTCAAGGCCCATTGTGGAAGATTTTGGCGAGAATATCGCCCCTGAAAAATTCAAAAGATGCCAGTGCAGATCCGATAAAATTTTTCTTCAATTCGATTGAGAATATTGGCTGGGTTATATCCGAAGATGGAAAGTGCCGTTATGTTGAAGATGGTTTGCTAGTTAGTGGAAGGCAAATAAGAAAAGAATTTACTGGCTCTGTTGATGGCGTTGCTCCAGTAAAAGGACCGCACAACAAAAATGCTCAAAATTGGATAACATTATTTTCTAATTTGTTTTCATGTCCGGAGACTTTTGAGATTCAACTTGCCGTTGGAAGAGAGCACATTATCAAAAACGCTACAAGGGCGAAGTTTAGATTTTGTAAAGAAGAAAATTCAAAAAATTACACCGTTAATGATTGGTTGTATTGGCCATTTGAAGTCAGCACCGCTACAACGCATTTACTCGGCCCGGAATTAGATTTAGCTTTGTCTTTATATTGGTGCAATTCTGTTAATGCTCCATCTTATGCGTTAAAGAGAATTTGCAAACAAGTAGTTGATAAAATAAAACTCCCGGAAACGGATAGAATAAAACTTGCGAAAAAAATCGTCAAAACATTGGGGAATACTCCGTTTGCTAGATGGGACGATGACATAAAAGGAGGGCGGTACCAGCGGACAAGAAAATACGCCATGCAATTATGGCCCAAAGAACTTTTTGAAGGTCCAAGCGCGATTATGCCCAAAGATTTAAAAGGGTAGCGCACAGAACTAACCAGGAGGTTACATGAGGAAATTGATTCAAATTATAATGGTCTTATTTGTTGTTTTTGTTGTTTATACTTCCGTGCAAGCAAGGCAAATCGAACAAAAGTCAATCGAGGTTGTTCCGGCTCCGGTTAATCCATACGACACAGCGCATCGCATAGAGCGAAAAAACCCGGCCCTTGCGGACAAGATGGCAAATGGTTTTGTTAAAGCTTTGGAAAGGGAGGGTGCGGAATGGTACGAATGCGGAAAAAGCACGCCTCGTGAGCAATGGTCTGACAGGGCCTCTAAGCTCGCTGATTCTTTACTTAGTGCAATGGGCGATTATGACACTAAAATCAACCCCTGGGGAGTGTGGGGCGTTGTGTACAATGAAAGCCGGGGCAACCGTTGTGCGATAGGGCCAAACCCAAGAAAAACTGCCTACAGAAAAAGGCTAATTGAAAAGAAAAATTGGCGTCTTTGGACTGAGAAAGAAGTGCTCGGTGTAATGAGCCATCGAAGCATGAGAAAGCGACCTGCTGATCTTGGAGTGGGGCAAGTGGTTTGGAAAAAGTTCGCCAGACTAAAAGAAAATGGAATTGTGAGGGTTCCTACCGTTGAAGAAATGTTATCAATTGACGCAGGCATGAAAGTTGTCGCTTATTCCATGTGGCACCGGACTAAATACAAATACAATTATAGCTGGAAGAGAATGCCGTGGTTGTTTTGGCCGGGAAGAAAACCGCACCTCCCTTATGGGCGCCAAATCGCTATGATTGTGAAAAACATGGGCGGACCCTATAGGCAAGTTTTAGGACACAAAAAACCATAAAATTCCAAAAGTTTGCAAATATTCAAACCTGTGCTATTTTTTTAAATGTTCATTGAGAACATTTTTGATTTCAGAGTATAAATATTCGAGCCAATTGTTTTGGCAGATGATTGGCCGTAAAAGAAATTAATTCACATGGAGGTGAAAAATGTCAGGCGGAACGAGAATTATGACGGGTTCGTTTTACGGGACGGCTGCTGATCTCGAAATCACAACAATTGGCTTTCGACCCAAAGTAGTCAGAATTTACAATGAAACAGATCTTTCATCGGCTATTTGGACTGATAGCATGGCCGATGATTCCGCGCTCAAAACAGTCACAGCCGGAACTATGACGGCGATTACGACAAATGGTATTACGCCATTGTCAAACGGCTTCGGCCTTGGTGCGGATTCAGATCTCAACGCAGCGGCAGATCTTATTCACTACGTAGCAGAGGAATAAACTCCAATGCCAACCACGGTAAACACAACATCATCAATAGCAATGGCACCGGCCTATTCTTTACATAGGAACGCGGCCGGCGCTGACACGCCCCCGGAAATTCTAAAAAATCATGGCGTAAATGCAGAAGGTTATTTTTATGCTCATGTTCAAGTAATTCCGGGCTCTGGAGCAAATCCAACTGTTACTGTTTATTGGTGGAGCGAAGAATCTACAAAATTTATTCAAGAGCATACTTCTATCGTCAAAGCTGGCGCCGGGGCTAATGTTTCTTACGAATTCACAATAGAGCCAAGGGGGCGGCGTTTTTTCATTAGTGTAAACGCAGCTTGTAAAGTGTTCGTTTCTGGATTCGATAGGCATCATTCCGGTTAAAGGGGTTGTATGGGCCGTCCCGCTATTGTAGAGCCAATTCTTCGAGATAATTTTGACAAGTTCCACAAAGCAGAACGCTCGGAGCTTGTTACCTATCTCGACCGTTACAAAGCAATAAATAATGAATGGCTAAGACGACAAATCCTCGTGAATAACAGGATTGATATTCTTGCCACTGAAATATTGAGATATGAAGTGCAACCATTGCACTTGTTAATGATGAAATTCCAATTCATGTTTCCGGATACACTACAGCTTGCTTTTCGTGGTGCTGGTAAGTCAACAGTTTGCACCGTTACTAAAACAATTCATTATCTTCTAAAAAATCCGAATCTTAGAATTTTAATTGCGTCGAAATCGATGGGGAACTCTCAGGGTTTTTTAAAAGAAATAAAAGGTCATTTTGAATCAAACGAAAAGTTGGCGGAAGTCTTTGGTCCTTACTACGATCCGAGAAGATGCAACAAATGGAACGAGTCTGAAATAGAGGTTCTCCCAAGAACAGAAAACAGAAGGGAAGCGTCTGTTACTTGTGTTTCTGTAGAAGGGACAATTGTTAGTAAGCATTATGATGTTATTTTATCTGATGACTTGATAGATGAAGATAATGCGAGAACGCAATACATCAGAGATAAAGTTAAAACATGGTATTATCAAACGCTAGAGCCAACGTTAGAACCTCCGGACCCAAATGTTTTATTTAGAGGAGAACATCACAGGCTTGGGACTAGGTATCATTTCGAAGAACTTTACGGGCATTTAATAAAAAATGAACTTAAAGACAAGCACCAAATCATCCCGGCGTTGAAAGATGGCAAAAGTGCTTGGCCGGATAAATATCCTGCAAAATGGTTTTTGGAAAAAAGAAGAAAATCCGGAATAATAATTTTCAATTGTCAGTATCAAAACAATACAGACGCGATGAAGGGCGAAATATTCCAGTTTGATGATTGCCAAAAAATAAACGCTCAAGATATTCCCGAAAAAATGAGAATATATATGGGAATAGATTTAGCGATTAGCGAAGCCGATAGCGCAGATCATTTTGCAATAGCTATAATAGGTATTGACTCGAATAAAAATTATTATGTTTTAGATTGGTTTGATGGGCAATTAAGATTTAGAAGACAAACCGAGAAGATAATAGAATTCTATAAAAAATGGGAACCAATTAGAGCATGTATTGAGATAAATGGTTATCAAGCTGCTCAATTTCAAACTTTGAAAGATGAAGATCAAGATATTCGCTTAAAGCCAAAGCATCAAGATAAAGACAAAATATCAAGGGCTTGGAAAATGTCTTCTATATTCGAAGATAAAAGAATGTTTTTTAAAAAAGGTGGCGCGGTTGATCTTATAATAGAACAACTTGTTCTTTTTCCGAGCCATCGATACAAAGATTTTTTTGATGCTTTGGACCTTGCTATAAGCGCAAGTAAATTGAAAAAAAGACGCAAAAGAACAAATAAGCTAGGGCTTATTTAGGAGAATAGAAATGACAGCTTCGAATAGAAAAGCCGTTGCCTTGATTGCTGATTCTAACGAAAAAACAAAAAGAGTTTTGAAAAGGATCGGCTCGAAAATAATCGAAGTAAAAGCGGACGGGGAACCAACTTCATCAAAGGCCCTGCCCACAGATCCGTTTAGCGCATTGATTGAATCCAATCAAGTATTAGATCCTCCCTTTGACATTTTTACATTATCAATGCTACCGGAAAATAATACCGAAATGACTCCCTGTATTGACGCTATGACTGTAAACATAGGCGGTTATGGCCAACGCTTTGTTCCAAGGCTAAAAAAAGAAAGCCTTAAAGAACTCCCTGTAGTTTTAAGCTCCGAAGTCATGCGAGAAAAAATAAAACTTGAGAATTTTTTCATGTATGCGACTAAAGAATCATTTACAAGATTTCGCGCAAAACAAGATAGAGATTTGGAAATTACTGGAAATAGTTATATGGAAGTAATCAGGAATGTTTCAGGGAATATTCAAGGCTTTACCCATTTGCCAAGTTATCAAATGAGGCTTGGAGTTATTGAAGAAGATACACATCTTATTGACCGTCCGATACTTGAACTCCAAGAAGATTTGAGTGTAAAAGTTGTTGAGATCCAAGAATACAGGCGATTTAGAAAGTATGTTCAAGCGAGAACTACTTCTTCCGGCGGCTCGACTACTTTTTCCGCCAAGGTTGTTTGGTTTAAAGAATTTGGCGACGCTAGGAATTATGACTCGGAAACTGGAAATGAAATAAAAGAAGATGATGATATTCCGAGGAGTAAATATGCAAATGAACTTATTCATAGAACAATATATTGCGGCAGATCTCCTTATGGGTTGCCAAGATATATAGGCAATTTACTGTCAATTTTTGGCGATAGAGCTTCTGAAGAAATCAACTTCATCACTTTTAAAAACAACAATATTCCGTCGATGATAGTCGCAGTGAGTAATGGTCAATTAACGGAAGACACAATTGACCGTATGAAAGATTTCGTTGAAACACAAGTGCAGGGAAGTGGCAACTATAGTAAGTTTTTGATATTGGAAGCCGAAGGCGCGGAAGAAGGCGAAGAAGGCGGGCAGGTAAAAATCGAAATAAAGCCGCTAACACAAGAGCAACACTCCGATGCGTTGTTTCAAGCTTATTCCAAAAACAATCAAGACAAGGTGCGACGTGTTTGGAGATTACCGCCCATATTTGTTGGGCGCTCAGACGATTATACAAGGGCGACGGCGGAGTCATCGAGACGACTTGCTGACGAGCAAATCTTTGGCCCAGAAAGAGACGAATTCGATGCGTTTATGAATAGGGACATTTTCCCCGCAATGGGAGTTCGTTACCATAAATTTAAATCGAATTCCCCAAACACAACTGATAACACCCAACTTGTTAAAATTCTCGCCAGTGCAGAGAAAACTGGCGGAATGACGCCGGCTATTGGAAGAATGATTCTCGAAGATGTTTTGAATGCCGAACTTCCGGTTGTTTCAGAAGAAGTTGATCAGAATGTACCGTTCTCTTTGACAATGGCGGAAAAGGTTAAAAACCAAGCAGATCCCACGGAGCCAGGCCAGCAAATAACCGCATTGAAAAGAAACACTGGCGATCCGCTGGTTGATCATGTTTTGGCGCTTCAAAAAGCCGTCGAAAATAATTGGAAAACATCTATTTTTGAAATCGATGAAAAAGAAGACGAAGAGTGAGACTAGCCGTAAAGCATCAAGGTATTTTAACCGTAGATTGTTTAATTGCGAAAGTGCTCAAATTATCTGAGCCCTCGCAAATGGCAAAAAGCGAAATCCGTATGCGAGAGTTTTTAATTGGCTCTTGGCGCTCGTTTTCTAAAAAAGCTATTTCAAAAGCAGTCAAGATGGCGAAGGATCTCGAAAAGCCTAAAAGGATTGCCGAAGAGGTTGATAGAATAATGAATGGATGGAGCGAGGAGGCCGCTCCAGTTGTTGTTGATGAAATGGAAATTATTTTCCGGTTGGCCCTCGATGCCGGATACAAAAAAGCAACAAATCAAATAAGCGAAAGCTTAGATTATAACGTTCCAAAAACCGAGTCGATAAAAAAAGCGAAAACCAAGCCAAATATTTACGAGCTAACTCCGGGGTTTAATTTGCCGGACCAAAGAGCATTGGAAGCAATTCAATCGCACCAGGTTTTTTGGGTCGGAGAGCACTACAGCGAGAACGTGTCTTCTACAGTTTCAGACACTACTAGAAATGTAATGTTGGCCTCCGGGGCGTCTCCTCGTGAAGCCGGACTGCTGATGCAAAGCAGTATGCGAGACACTTTGTCGCACGTTAGAGTTCCAAAGGGTTTTTCTGGCACGGATGAACAATACTTTGAGGCCCTAGCCGCCAATGCCGCCACAACGGCCCGCGTTCACGCTCAGTTGCGCTCTTTCATGGCGGTTGGAGTAACTACATACAGGATTAACGCCATCACTGATAAGCGCACCTGTCAGCGCTGTAGTCACATGGATGGAAAAGAGTTTAGTTCAAGCCAGGGCGCCGGGTTGATGGACGAAGTGCTCA